TATGAGCGATTAACTCCGCGCCGCCCGTCGCCCCAAGCCGCCGAGCTTGAAGGAGCAGGCGCTACAGGCCCTTGCCGAAGCTGACCTCGGTTCAACGGAAGCGGAGTGGTCTCAACGTTTCGACACCATCCGCCGCGCACTGGAGCAGCTTGATGACTGACTACAAAGCAACCCCCGAACAGTGGGCACAGTGTGAAGACTGGGTTAGAAGTTCCGTTGTGGGTGCCAGTGATGCTTGCATCCTTGAACTCCGCGCCAGGGTCGAGACACTGGAAGCTGCGGCTCACAAGCACATCGTCGAAACCAGCGACAACATCTTGAAATTGGCCAGTCGGATCGAATCACTGGAATCCGCCGAACGTGAAGCATCAAAGGTTTACCAAATTAGTAAACCGCTAAAACTCACTTCAAAACAACAAGATCAGTTAAACGCATTGCTGCGGCCCAACTCCAGCCCCACCCCTAATTCTTCTCAAAGTGGTAGGTCACTGGTGAAGCGCGTGGCACTTGCCATTAGCGGGATTGAGTACGGCTCGGAAACGGATGAGGAAGCCGTCAACTGGTCACCTGAAGCCCGCGCCGCGATTCGCGAGGTGGCAATGTGGATGCGTGAGAACGAAGTCGGCTATACAGCCGCTCGCTGGCTGGAGCAGGAGGCAAATCAATGACTGACTACAAGTTTGTGCCACTGGACACGCTGGAGAATCGCCTTGGCGATGCTTTGGGCTTGGCAATCAGCATAATCCGCAAGCCTGAGACTATCGACAACAAAGCCATGGCTCAGATTGAAGCACCGTTCAAGGAGTGGTGCGACGGTCTCGTTGATGGAGGACTGCTTGATGACTGACGAACCGCATGTGGGTGAGATCAGGTGGCAGGGCGAGCCTCAGAACTCTCCTGTTGAGCTGTGGGATGGGAAGCAGTGGGTACTCGTAGGCTGTTCCACACCGACGGATGAGGAGCTGAAGGCTCTTTACTGGGAAGCGTTCGAAAACGCCGCACCATGCGGCGCCGGCCACTTCCTGATCTCTGCCGATGGCACTGAGCTGATTCGTTTCTCTGACGCCGGCGACCATCAGATGCTCATGAACCGCTTTGCTATCGAAGCCGGTGAGTGGGTCATCCAAAGCGGCGGTTTTAACTGGGTTGGCATCATGCGCCAGCGTTATCAAGCCTTTACCGCTAAGGGCTACCGCAAAATCGCCTGATCTACCGGCCCCTTCGGGGGCCTTTTCTTATGACACAGCAACACCCCATCACCCCACCGCCGGAGCTGGTAGAGCAGTGGGCACATTTGCCTGCCGACTGGAATACGGTTGCCTTCCTTATTGCCCAGTGGGGTGCAGACCAAGAGCTGGAGGCGTGCTGTGAATGGATGGCGGACGAGACGCCGACCAACTACATCAATGCACTCCGCGCCGCCCGCCGCTCCAAGCCGCCGAGCTTGAAGAAGCAGGCGTTACAAGCACTTGCTGAAGCCATCAAAATGGCTGATGACACCCCGCCAGAGGGGATTTGCTCGGACCAAGCGGACATTATCCGCCGCGCCCTTGAACAACTCCCCGACAACGAGTAGTCGCTTCCACTTCTATGTCCCGCTCCATCTATAAACCTTGGTTGCGAAACCTTTACGTCAGACGCCTCTACATCCTTTTTGGAATACCTTTTGCGCTTCTTGCAATGGTGGCACACCTCACCGTCAAAAGTATGCGAGAGGCTATCGCTGAGTCGATCAAGGCTTGGCAGCCAGAAGATCTCAGCCGACCCTCGTAGACACCTTCACTAAACTGCACCTGTTCCCGCTCTGCCTTGGCATCGGGCTGTGCCTTTTCCTTATGTCCGCTCCCCTCTGGCGCGATCTTGAAGCCGCCTTTGACTCCGTTCAAGACAACGGCTCATACGACTTCAACGAAGCCGCCTCAGCCATGCTCACCACCCTCCAGCAATGGCTTTACGACGAAGGCTTTGACGAAGCTGGTGATGCCCTTGACGAAGAAATCAACCGTGCTGATCAATCCGAATAAACTTTGAACCGCTGGGTCGGTTCTGTCCGTAAGGCTGAACGCCGTGTGTGGCGGTATCGGAGGCCCAGTCAACAATCAGCATTAACCTAGAACCATAGAATTTGTGCATGGCTAGGCGCGCAAGATGACTTACACCGGCTACAGGCGTTATGACCGGAGTATCCAGCGCCAAGCAACGCAGGTGCAGGACCCCGGCTCGGCTTGGGCCAGCATGGAGCCCCATTGGATCTTGATTGAAGATCTGCTGGAAGGCACTTATGGGATGCGGCGTAAGCACCGCCGTTATCTGCCGCAGGAGCCACGCGAATTAGACGAGAGCTTTGATAACCGTCTGGCCCGTTCTGTTTGCCCGCCTTACTACCAGCGCCTTGAGCGCATGTTGGCTGGGATGCTGACCCGTAAGCCGGTCAAGCTGGACAACGTACCTGATTTGATCCGTGAACAACTGTTTGACGTAGATCTGCAGGGCAATGATCTCAATATCTTCACGTATGAATTAACGCGGAAGATTGTTCGTTACGGCCACGTTGGCGTTCTAGTTGATTTCCCGACTGCCACTGACGACGAAACCCAGAACATCACTGACGTAGCGAGCCTGCGTCCTTATTGGGTTTGCTACACCCCGCGTGACATCCTCGGCTGGCGTTCTGAAATCATCAATGGCGCACAGCAGCTGACCATGCTCCGCCTGATGGAACGCGTCGTTGTTGCCGATGGTGAGTTTGGTGAAAAATACCTAGAGCAGATTCGCGTGCTGCGCCCCGGTTCGTATGAACTGCACCGCCAAGACGAAACAACGGGTGAATTTGAAAAGGTAGCCGAAGGCCAAACCAGCCTTGATTACATTCCCTTTGCCGTTGCCTATTCCAACCGCGTCGGGCTGCTTGAGTCGCGGCCACCGATGGAAGACATCGCAGAGCTGAACCTGAAGGCGTATCAAATCCAGAGCGATCTGGACAACATGCTGCATATCAGCGCCGTGCCGATGCTGGCGTTCTTCGGGTTCCCGAGTTCTGCCGAGGAAGTGTCAGCTGGTCCCGGTGAAGCGATCGCATTCCCAGCCGAAGGCCGCGCTGAATACATTGAACCTGATGGCAAGAGCTTTGAAGCTCAGTTCCGCCGTCTTGAGCAACTTGCCGGTCAGATCAACGAACTGGGCCTGTCTGCTGTTCTTGGTCAGAAGTTGTCAGCCGAAACCGCTGAAGCCAAGCGAATTGATCGCAGCCAAGGCGACAGCACCATGATGGTGATTGCTCAGCAGGTGCAGGACCTAATCGATAACTGCCTGCAATTCCACGCTGATTATGTCGGCCAACCTCAAGCCGGTTCCAGCTATGTCAACCGGGATTTTGTGGGCGCACGCCTTGAGCCTGCGGAAATCCTCGCCTTGCTGCAGCTTTACACTGCAGGATCCATCACGCAGAAAACCCTCCTTGATCAGCTTGCTGAGGGTGAAGTTTTGGGTGACGATTTTGATGTTGAGGAGGAGCTGGAAGCAACCCAAGCCGGTGGCCTAATTGAAATGGGCGGTGGCATGGATCTGATTTCGGATGATATGCCAGCCGAGGAAGTTTCGATGGAAGATGACCAAGCACCGATTGAACAATGACGCAATCCGGCGTAACCCCACGCCTACTCAACGTTGAGCAGTTCAAGCGGCCTATCAACCGCAAAGATCCTGTTGCCAACATTTATCGCAATGCCATTGATCTGAACCGCTTCAGCAATTCTGTTGCCCGTCAAATTGTGCGGGATTACAACAACATTATTCTTAGCGCCGTTGCTGATCTCAGGGCAATCAATTTTGGCGAAGCAACAGCAGGCGCAGGCATTGTCAGCCCGTCATCTGTTCAGGCTCAGCGGTTGCGTGTGATTTTGGCGCAGCTCAAGGAGTCGCTTGATAGTTGGGCTGATCGCAGCACGGTGTATGTGACGGGCGAACTACAGGGCTTAGCCGAGCTGCAAACCGAGTTTGTCCAAGAGCAAATGCGGCTGGCAATTACTGGCGGCGTCGTTGATGGCCGCGAATTATTGCCCTCACAGGTCAACGCTTTGGCTCAGATCAACACGGTGCAGGTAGCGCCAAACTTTGCGGCTAGTGTTGCCACGATTGACCCGACTGACCTTAACTTCACGCTGCCCGGCACTGGCGCTTTCAACCTGACCGCAGGCCAAGGCGCAGCAATCACGCTGCCAAATGGCGAAGTCGTATCAAAGGCATTCCGTGGCCTAGCTGAATCGCAGGCTCAACAGTTCAATGCTGTTGTCCGTACTGGCATCCTTGCTGGTGAACCCACAGCACAGATCGCTAATCGTTTGGTTGGCAGCCTTGATTTTGGTGACCTTGCCAAGACCGCACGACAGCAAGCTTTAGCCGGTGGCCAATTAACCAAAATGGCGGACCATCAGGTATTGACCGTCGTTCGCACGAGCATTCAGCAGGTCGCCAACGCTGCCAGCACGCAGGTTTACCAAGCCAACGGTGACATCACCAAGAAATACCGTTACCTTGCCACGCTGGACAGCCGCACCTCAGCCATCTGCCGCAGCCTTGACGGCAAGGAATTCAAGTACGGCGAAGGCCCAATGCCCCCGGTTCACTTCAACTGCCGCAGCACCACGATCCCAATCGTTGATTACCGCGCTCTTGGCTTGCGTCCGCCAGAGGAAGTGATTGGCCCTGCGCGTCGCGCTGCAGAAGGTGGCCAGGTCTCAGCCGACACAAACTACGGGCAATGGCTGCAACGCCAGTCCAAGGAATATCAAGCCGAAGTCCTAGGCAAATCACGTCTCCCGTACTTTGAAAAGCTCAGCAAAGAACTAGGCCCGCAACAGGCACTTGCTCGTTTTGTGCGTGAAGACGGCAGCGAAGTTAGCCTGAAACAGCTACAGCAGAGATATGGAAAACCCGAACCTTAAGCATTTCCGCGATGGCTACGTTTACAGCGATCCGTTATACGCCTTGGTTGGCGAAACATGGATCAATGCCATCTACACGAACGAAGGATGGTTCACGCCTGATCTCGGCATTAAATTGATGGCAGTTACCGACTGGCGTGATGGCAAAGAAGCCGACCAAAGCCGAGAAGAAAATCGGCAAGGTGATGAGCGAGTACAAAGCCGGAACGCTGAAAAGCGGCAAGCCAGGCCCCGGCAAAGGTCCAACCGTCAAAAGCCGTAAACAGGCCATCGCCATTGCTCTGTCCGAAGCTGGCAAGGCTCGCAAACCCAAAGGTAAAAAATGATGGCTATTGGTATCGGCTCCCGCGTTAGCTGGGTTTATCAGGGCAAAACCACCTACGGCACCGTGACCGGCAAGGCTGGCAATCGTGCCACCATTGAAGGTCCATCCGGCGGCAAGGTCACCCGTGTTGGTACTGACGCCGATCCGGTGTTGCGCATTCAATCTGAATCGACTGGTAACCCAGTTCTGAAAAAACGATCAGAATTGAAGGAAGCTCCGAAGCGCAAATGAAAGGCAAGATCTGGGAAGGGAGCTGCACCTACCTCAAGTGCGCTGACGGCCTGATTGAAGGTCGCTTCCTGTTCCCGGTGCCTAATTCACCCGAGGGCCTTGGCGCATTGATGGGTCGGTTGGCCGAAGGCGTTGAGGTGATTACCTGCACTGAAAACGACGACGAAGAGGAGGAAGACGATGATTGAGTATCGCGGCGAAAAATTTGAGGGCTACAACAAGCCCAAGCGCACGCCAAACCATCCGACTAAATCTCACGTCGTCTTGGCCAAGGAAGGCGAGAAAGTAAAGCTCATTCGTTTCGGTCAACAGGGCGTGTCAGGCTCACCGCCACGAAAAGGAGAATCGGCACAAGCGCAAGCAAGAAGATCATCGTTTAAGGCACGCCATGCAGCCAATATCGCCAAGGGCAAAATGTCAGCGGCGTACTGGGCTGACAAGGAAAAATGGTGAGCTACTGACGTTCCGCCGCCTGGATTCGGTCTTTTAGCTCTGCCACGTACTTACGCAACGCGTTGGCATTCTCCGCGTGCCATCTATCGCCGGTCTTCAGGTATTCCCGTGTATGCAGGTCAATAGCTTTTAGCAGGTGGTGAATCACTGGGTTCCACGGCTCACGTACTGGTGTATCCCACTCACGCCGTGACATGACGTGCAAAAAGCAGCGTTTACTTATACAGTTTGGTGGTAAACCCTACGGGTCACAATGTCTGACGAACAACTGCAGGAAGCTACGCAGACTGCAAGCGCCGACGAACTGGAAAAGCTCAAGCGAAGCATTGAAGGTTTAGAGCGCAAGAACTTTGAGCTGATCGGCAAGCTAAAGGAGCAAAAGGAAAAGGCACCCGCTTTGCCTGATGGTGTTGATGTTCAGGAACTGCTTGAGTTCAAGCGCAAGAAAGAACAGGAAGAGCTTGAGTCAAAAGGCAAGTATGACGAAGCCCTGAAGCAATACGCGCAACAGTTTCAAGAGCGCGAGGAAGGGTACAAAAAGCGCATTGCCGAGCTTGAGTCAAAGCTGACCGTCAATCAGCTAGACAACCGCGTGGTGGCAATCCTTGCTGAGCAAGGCGCACACAATCCGCACGATGCGCTGCGCTTGGTACGCGATCAACTCAAGCTTGATGAAAACGGGAATCCTGTGGCCGTTGACGGCTACAACGAAATTCCCATGGAACAGTGGGTGACCCGCTTGAAGGAAGAGCGTGGCTACCTATTTAAGGCGCCGATAGTCAAGGGTTCTGGTGCACCGGTTGGCACACGCTCTAGCTCTAGTGAGGTTCCTGCTGGCACCAAGAACCCGTTCACCCGCGAGCATTTCAACCTGACTGAGCAATCACGGTTGTATCGCACTGACCGCGACCTATACGAACGGTTGAAAGCAGCCGCAAACAATGCTTAATATGTAACCGTTAGCGCCCGAAGGTTACGCCCAAGGCGCATTGGGTTACGCCCGCACCGTAAAACATTTTTGGAGATTTCACCGTGGCGACTCTTCGCTCCGATGTGATCATTCCCGAAATTTTTACGCCTTACGTCATTGAGCAAAGCACCCAGAAAAACCAGTTTCTGGCTAGCGGTGTTGCTCAGCCCATGGCTGAACTCAATGCAACTGAAGGCGGCGATTTCGTGAATGTTCCCTTCTGGAAAGCCAACCTGACCGGCGATCTGGAAGTTCTGACTGATTCCACCAGCCTCACCCCTGGCAAGATCACTGCTGACAAGCAAGTTGGCGTGATCCTGCACCGTGGCCGCGCGTTTGAAGCGCGTGATCTCGCTGCGTTGGCGGCGGGAAGTGACCCCATGGCCGCCATTGGCGCCAAAGTTGGTGAGTACGTTGCTAACCAGCAGCAGGCTGACCTGTACAAGTGTCTTGAAGGTGTGTTTGGCGCCCTAACCGGTGGCGATTCCCCTGCTTTCGATGCCCTGCGCTTCGACACCAGCACCCAGACCGCTCTGAGCCCCCGTCACGTGGCTAAGGCCCGTGCTCTGCTGGGCGACCAAGGCGAAAAGCTTGCCGCTGTGGCTCTTCACAGTGCTTGCTACTACGACCTTGTTGAGCGCAAGGCGATTGATTACGTTCTGGCTTCGGATCTGGGTATCACCCCTGATACCTCCATGCCTGACGCATTCGGTGGTTCTGTGGCTTCTGCCTACACCGCCGATTATCGCGTTCCTACCTACATGGGTATGCGCGTGATCGTGTCCGACGACATCACCAATTCCGGTGGTGTGTATGCCGCTTATTTCTTCACCAACGGCGCTATTGCCACCGGTGAGCAGGCTGCAATGCGGACCGAAACCGACCGCGACATCCTCGCCAAGTCGGATGCAATGTCTCTGGACATGCACTACATCTACCACCCGGTTGGTGCAAAGTGGGCCGTGACCACCACGAACCCCACCCGCGCTCAACTGGCCACGGTGGGTAACTGGAGCAAGGTGTACGAAACCAAGAACATTGGCATCGTGCGTGCTTCGGTCAGCTCCAATTACGACTGATAGGAGCAACTAACCATGGCTTCCCTTTTTGAAGTAACTGCAGGCAAGTCGATTGGCTATGTCAGCGGTACTGGCGGTGCTGTTACCCAGGCCACCAGCAAGTCCACAGGCGTCACCCTGAATAAGCCCTGTGGCGCTATCACCACCCATAACGCCGCTCTGGCTGACGGCGCTGAAGTCACCTTCACCGTGACCAACAGCGAAGTTGCCGCGACTGACGTTGTGGTGGCCTGCATCAAGTCCGGTGGCACCTCTGGCGCTTATGTGCTGGGCGTGACCGCCGTGGCTGCAGGTTCCTTTGACCTGACCCTGGGCAACGTGTCCGGTGGTTCTCTGAGTCAAGCAGTGGTGATCAACTTCGTTGTGATCAAGGCTGCTGCTGCCTGATGGGCCTGTTCGCCTTCCGGCGACTGCGTGAACAGGAGGCTCTGGCTTCGGCTGGGGCCTCTTTTTCTACAGCAGAGCCCACACCTAAACTTGAAGTAACTGAAGATCAGTCGCTGTCTACCGATGGCAATAACAATCGACGCAACGGTGGGCGGCGCAAACGCCAACAGCTACCTGACGCTGGCAGCAGCGGAGCTGATAGTTGAGGGTTTCGTTCAAGACGACGACGTGACCGCTTGGGCATCAGCCACGAACGATCAGAAGAATCGGGCGTTGTACACCGCAACGCAGCGCCTTGACCGCGAACGTTTCCTTGGCGCACGGGCTACCGATACCCAAGCCCTGCAATGGCCCCGTACCGGCGTGCGCAAGCCTGATACGTACATCAATACGTACGCCATCGGCTTCCCGTTCCGCATTACCACGGACTATTACACCGACACAGAAATCCCAAGCCAGATCAAGCAGGCGCAGTGCGTCCTAGCCGTTTACCTGAACAACAACCGAGACGGCATGGGGCTGAGCGGCATTGAAGATTACAAATCCGTTCAGATCGGTACATTGCGCGTTGAATCGGCTGGGGCCAGCTCTTCCGCCACCGGTGCCGACCGTCTGCCGCCGATCTATGAACGCTATTTGACCGGGCTTAGAATCAGTGGACCAGGCAACATTGCCATTCGCCGTAGCTGATCATGGCCGATAGCGACACCTACAACATTGGCTTTGAGTACATCAGCGACACTGCGGCTCATACTGGGCGGTTTTACAAGCTGTACGCCTTGGCCGATGCAGTGATTAGCGCAGCGACTGTGCAGAACGCCAGCGGCAACACCTTCACCTCTGTTCCGCTTGCTGCAGGTGATTGCATTGAAGGCGTATTCACCAGCGTCACACTTGCTTCCGGCAAAATCGTTGCCTACAAGCTCTGATCATGGCCAACACCAGCGAAATTGATCCGAGTTACAGCATTGGCGCTGATTTTGTGAATACCACTGCGGCGAAGACTGGCCGCTGGAATCGCATTGTGATTGCCAAAAACAACACTTCGTTCACCGCTATCACAGCGCAGAATTACACGGGCAATAGCCTGATTGGCGAATCGTTCCCTGCTGGCTTTGAGCTTCAGGGTGTGTTCACCGCTTTTACGTTGGCCTCCGCCGGGGCTGTCATCGCCTACAAAATCTGATCATGTCCAAATCCAAGGGCGGCGCCTCCGTTATTAACTACGCGACTGGCGCAGAAGTTATTACCGACACCGCCACCCACACTGGCAAGTTCAGTCATATTGACTTCTGGGAAAACAGCACGGTTGACGCGATCATTTCGACCAATGTGATTGACAACAATTTTGCCGGTGCAACTATTGATGCAGGCGCTCATTTGACTGGTTATTTCACCAGTATCAAACTCCAGAACGGCGCCTGTCTCGCCTACAAAATCTGATGGCTCTTGCAACCTCGCTGCGCAAAACAGCCAGCAAGCTGATGTTGAAATTTGGTGGCCAAGTCACCATCAGACGCATCACCACTGGCACTTATAACCCAACCACCGGCGTAGCGGTGCCGGAAGCATCTGAAGCCGTTGTGCGTGGCGTGCTTGAGGATGTGATTGAGCGCGAAATCAACGACCTGATCAAGAGCACTGATAAAAAGCTCACCATTGCTGCTGCTGATCTTGCTTACGAACCCGCCGTGTCTGATCAGGTGACCGTATCAAGCCGCATCATGCAGGTGGTTGAGGTGCGCAAAATTGAGCAGGACAATACGCCTATCGTGTTTGAAGTATTCCTGAGGGAGTGACATGGCACGCACCATCAGGGTTGGTGAGATTGGTGATTACGCGGAACGCCAGTTAAACCTGTTGCTTAAAGCCGCTGTGTTGACCGCTGATCAACGATTAAAACTCGCCAGCCCTGTGGATACAGGTCGCTTTCGCGCAAGCTGGGCCATTGGTGAAAATGCTGCGCCATCTAAAGGGCAACCTGAAGGGCAGTACCCAAACAATGTGCCGCCAACTGCTGTTAATTACAGTCTTGGCAACGAGCGAATTGGCAACGTTTACAGCATTCACAACAATTTGATTTACGCCGAGCCCTTGGCTCGTGGCCACAGCAAGCAGGCACCTGACGGCTGGGTTGATTCAATCGCAAAAGACGTTCAAACTTACGTCAACGCCGAAGCGGACCGGATTGGTCGCAACTCATGAGCCTTAACACCGTCCGCGCTTACATCGAAAACCGTATTGCTACGGAGTTTGCGAGCACACCTCCCGTTCCGGTCGCCTATCAAAACGTTCCGTTCACTCCGCCAAACAATGCGAGCTGGATTCAAACCAGCATCATCTGGGGTGACTCTGCCTACATGACGATTCTTACAACGTCAGCGCGTGGTACTGGCGCAGGATTCGATCGTCGTAATGGCACTCTTGTTTTCAACATCTTCGCTCCGCGTGGTGGCGGTCCTGGTGCTGGTCTGACGATTGCTCAGCGTTGCATCAACCTGTTTTCACGTTTGCAGCTTGAAAATATAAAATTTGACGCCGCAAATGGTCCGCGCACGATCGAACCGTCGTCACCGGAAGGGTTTTCGCAGACGCAGGTGGTCATAACTTTTGAGGCTTATGAGCAAAGCTAGAATCTGATCAGCCAATACCGTTCACAACAATGGCTGTCACTGTTCTGTCCGGTACGTCCGGCGCCCTTTACTACAAGCCCGCTGGAACCACCGGTACTTTCGGTGAGTCTGGTGTGAATACTTCTACTGAAACCATCACGGTTGAGCCTTACCTCAACTTCAAAGTTGGCGACCCTGTTAAGTTCAAAGTCGTCAACAGTCAAACTGGCGGCGCTGGTAGCGGCACTCTTCCTGCTCCCTTGGATGCTGCTACCACCTACTACGTGATTGCCTACACCGCCAGTTCTGGGGCTCTGCAGGTCTCGGCAACTGCTGGTGGCTCTGCAGTCAACCTGTCTGACGACGGTACTGCTGCTGCACCCAACGAATTTGAAGTGTACTACGCCGATTACGCAGCTGTCGGCCAAGTTCAGTCCTGGAGCTTTGAAATCAGCCGTGCTGAGATCGACGTAACCACCATCGGTCAAACCGCTGGACAGTATGCACCTTTCCGGGCCTACATTCCCGGCTTTGCGGATGGCAGCGGCACTGCAAGCATCTATGTCACCAACGAAGACAGCGCTCTGTCGAACCGGATGGTGGAAGACGTGCTGCAGCGTCAGCAAGTTGGTTGTGCCTTCAAGCTGTACACCGACAAGCAAAGCTCTGAAGCTTTGAGCCGCTCCATCGCAATGGATGCCGTGCTGCTGTCCGCCAGCTTGAACATCAACCCTGACGATGCTCAGCAGGTTGAGATCACCTTCCGCCCAGCGGGTGTGCCGACCTTCGATTTCAGCACCTCTGCCTGATAGGCTTCTGAGGAATGTTCAGATCGGCCCCTGGGTTGCACCGGGGGCTTTTTTATGTCTAAAGTGATAACAAGAACCCGTTTTTTTATGCCCGCACCTACATCGTCAGCCCTTGCCCGTCTGAAAAAGGCTGCAAACCTGACGCCAATCAAGCGTGTGGTGACCTTGGCAAACGGTGAGTTGTTTGAGTTTTACGCAACGCCGTTGACGATGGCGGAACGCGAGCGAGCACAGAAAATGCCTGGCGGTGATGATCCGAATGGCTTTGCGCTCAACCTGTTGGTGACGAAAGCCGTAGACGATGCTGGTCAACGCCTGTTTCAGGCTGGTGAAATCGCTGAGCTGAAAAACGAAGTAATGGATGCTGATCTGCAGGCACTCATGCTGGCGATCATCACGAATCCCGAGGAAGGTGAGGAGCTGGACATGAAAAGCAGTAAAGGCTGAGCTAAAAAAAGACAATCTGCTGTTACTACAGCTTGGAGTTGCCAAGGAACTGGGATACACGTTGGCTCGCCTAAATCGGGAGATAACGTTAGAAGAGCTACTGATTTGGTCTAGTTATTTTGAGCTGCAGAACGAGGAGCAGGAACGTCAGATGAAGCGGCGTCGGTAGACTGCTAGTAGCAAAAGGGTTGTGCTGTGTCCGTCGTCGCCAACGTTGCCATCAATGTTGATAGCCGTGGCGCAACCCAGAAACTGCGTGAAGTTCAGCAAGCTGCTCAGCAAGCGCAAAGAGCATTAGAAGGAATTGGCGGCGCTTCAGGCGCTCAACCTTTTCGTGCTGCGAGCAGTTCGGCGTCTGAGTTAATCGGCGTATTGGGTCGATTGTCAGCAGCCTATCTTGGCTTACGAACGGCACAGCAGGCTGTTCAGGCTGGCATCCAGCGCGAAGAATCAGTACGTCGCCTCACGTTCCTAGCAAAAGGCTACGGCGAAGTTGCAAGGGCGCAGGAATTAGCAGCTCAATCTGGAAGAGCATTTGGGTTGAGTGCCACAGAAAGCAATCAACAATTTGCTCAGTTGTACGGGCGGCTCCGTCCGCTAAATGTCAGCCTTGAAGACATCAACGCTGCGTTCGTTGGTTTCAATACAGCGGCAAAGGTCAGTGGTGCAACAACTGCTGAAAGTGCCGGCGCTTTACTGCAGTTGACCCAAGCACTTGGTTCTGGTGTTCTAAGAGGACAAGAACTTAATTCAGTTCTTGAGCAAGCGCCTGGTTTAGTTGTTGGGCTAACAAAAGAACTTGGCAGGCCAGTCAATGAGATTCGGAAACTCGCTGAGCAAGGTGAAATCACATCTGATGTAGTCATTCGCGCTTTGAAGCGTGCTGGAACCGAAGGTGCTGACGAACTTGCTGCCGCCATGAATGGTCCGGCACAGGCGGTCAAGAACCTGCAAAACGAATTTGAAAATTTTCAAGTAGCAGCCACACAGGATTTAATTCCGATGGTGGTTGAAGCAATGAAGGGATTGCGAGATGTACTTATATCGTTGGGTCCGCTTATTAGGGGAATTGGCGGCATTGCTGCTCAAACGCTTGGAACAATCGCTGATTTAATCAACGCCGTCACTAAGCCCGGTGCAACTGCTGCCGCAATCGCAATTAGAGGTGGTCGATTGCCTTTGGCTGGACTTGGTGGAATGTCTGGCGCTGGCGAATTGTTCAAAGGCACAAGCGGTGCGTTTGGCACTGGATTAACCGGTCTCAAAGCTGAGGCTGCTTTTTTGTCCAAAGAACGTAGGCAGCCTGTATCGAAAGTTTTGCTGGATTTAATGCGCAATCGTCTTCAACGGATGGAGACTCCCGCGCAAATATCAACACCTGATCTGCCATCAACATTTATTTCGTCTGGAGGCGCTGGGGCTGGAGGAAGGAAAAAAGGTAAATCTGACGCGGAGCGGGAAGCCGAAAAACTTGCCAAAGAACTTGAACGTTCACTTGAGCTTGGCGATCGTCTTGGCACTGAGTTTTCGCGGCAGGTATTACTATTAGATGAAGCAAGTGAAGTTGAGCAAAAGCGCCTACGCATTCAGTTTGATTTTGAAGATCGCGCCAAACAAATTGGTGAATTAAAGAACGCAGAACAACGCGTTAATCTCACTGACCTAAACAACGAGATTAAACGCCTTGAAACACTCAAGCTTCAAACTGAAGAGCTGAAAAAACAACTTGAGGAATACTACAAGCGTGCTGGTTTGACGCCGGGTGCAATGCTTCCAGGAGGAGCAGGGGCATTCCGCACTGACATTAGCCTTATGCCTGAAACCGGCATAGCAGAAGAAGCGGCAAAGGCCAAAAAGGAACTGAATGATTTACTCAATCCAATTAACCAAGTCAAGGAAGCTGCAAAATCAATAGGTGATGCCTTCGGGACTTCATTCAAAGGTCTTGTATCTGGCGCGATGACAGCGCAAGAGGCGCTTGCTGGATTCTTCCGAAGTGTTGCTGATCACTTCCTTGACATGGCTGCTCAGATTATTGCCAAATGGATTCAGATGACAATTCTGAATAGCGTTTTGAGGTTGTTTCCTAGCGGTCCGGCAACTGGAGCAGCCGCTAGCGGTGGTTATACGCTTCCTGGCGGAGCAGGTTTTGCTGATGGCTTCAATTTGCCATCGCTTCTGCCGGGTAGAGCCAAAGGCGGCCCCGTTGGTGGTGGCAGACCTTACATCGTTGGCGAACGCGGTCCCGAGCTGTTCGTACCAGGGCGCTCAGGCAGCATCGTCCCCAACAACAAACTTGGCAGCTCTGGCTCGTCCAATGTGGTGGTGAACGTGGATGCCAGCGGGTCTAAAGTGCAAGGTGACGACACCAAAGCCTCGCAGCTTGGTAGCGCCCTCGCCGCTGTAGTCCAAGCCGAGATCATCAAACAAAAGAAACCCGGCGGTCTGCTGTACTAATCAATGGCTACCTTCCCCGCCTACAACCCGGTTTACACCGCCAACAAGAGCAGCGAACCCAAGATTCGCACGGTCAAGTTCGGTGACGGCTACGAACAACGCCTGACCTACGGGCTGAACCAGAATCCAAAGGAGTGGAGCCTGACGTTCGACGTAACCGACGACGAAGCGGACATCATCGAAGCCTTCCTTGACGCCCGCGCTGCTGATGCTGCGAGTTTTGAGTGGACTCCGCCCGGTGGTGCCAGCGCCCTGAAGTGGGTTTGCCCTAGCTGGAACCGCGAGCTGTATGAGTTCGAGCGTAGCAAGATCAACGTAACCTTCCGCCAAGTCTTTGAACCCTCCTGATGGCATACGCAGCCTGGACCGCTAGCACTGCTTACGTCGTCGGCGATGTGGTTCGCGCCACGACGGTGCCTGAAACGGGCTTGGTCTTCAAGTGCGTTGATGCTGGTACGTCAGGCGGAACGGAACCTCAATGGCCGCGACTGATTGCAATCTTCGACACGACTAGCGGCACACGTGTGCAGGGTTATGTCGAGGATGGCGGCGTTGTCTGGGCAGCAATCACGCAGTTTGCAGCAGATCTGCAGGGCGTTGCTCCAAGCGGCATCATCGAATTATTTGTGCTGGAGACCTTTGCCAATCTGCATGGTTCAGCTAGCACCTACCGCTTTCACGCTGGTGCCAACGCCACGTCAACATACGGACAGGTGGTGTTCGCGGGTAATACTTACCTCAGGTATCCCGTAGAAGCAACTGGATTTGAATACAACGGTCAAGGTCAGCTTCCCAGACCAACACTGCGTGTTGCCAACCTTGTGAGCACCATCACGGCAATTTTGCAGGCGGTCAATACTTTTAACCCTGGGAATGACCTGCTTGGTGCGAAGGTCACACGCATCCGCACGCTGATCAAATATCTGGATGCAGCGAACTTTGAAGGTGGCACCAATCCTTACGGCACGCCAGATCCTACGGCTGAATTTCCACGTGACGAGTATTACGTTGCTCGTAAGTCATTCGAGAACCGCGAAGTTGTTGAGTTTGAGCTAGCCGCTGTTTTTGACCTACAGAATGTTCGCGCACCACGCCGCCAAGTCATCGCAAACATTTGTCCATGGACCTATCGCGGCGATGGCTGCAACTATACAGGCGATGGCTATTTTGATCGTGACGATATAGCTGTAACAACTCTTGCGGCAGATGTATGCGGCAAACGACTGAGTAGCTGCAAGCTCCGTTTTGACACAGTAACCGTTAGCGCGAATGTGACATCAGGCAGTACAACAATGACGGGACTTACGTTAAATGAAGTACAAAAGACAAGTACAGGCAACAAAATCACTGGATATGGATTACCTGCCGGAACAACAGTTGCAGCAAAAAATTTGACCGCACCCTACAGTCTTACACTTTCGCAAGCAGCAACAGCTACTAATAATCCCTTTACGCGAACCGGAACGCTTGCGTCTGATGGTTTATCTATAACAGTCAGCAGTGCTACTGGCATCAAAAGCGGTGTTGCGGTGAGTGGCGTGGGTATTCCAGCGGGCACAAAAGTCGCATCGGTGAGTGGAACAACTATCAACCTAAACATTGATTTAAATGATTTAGCTTGGGCAAGCGCAACAACTAAGTCAGTTACATATAAAGGCGCAGGTGGTGGCTTTTATGGCGATGGACAAAAGCTATACCGCTTAGCAATGAGTAACACAAGTGGCATAAACATTGGTGATTTAGTAGTAGGATCGGGCGTTGTTAAAGGAACAAAAGTTATTTACAGCAACGGAGCCTCGGAAGTTTTGGTCGATAAAGCACTACAAAAAAACAAAGGTGATAGCCTAAGTGCAACGTTCTATGTTCCTGTTACCTTCTCCTCGTCAACATATACTTTTACACCATCTAAAACGTACAGCATTCGCCCTAATGGCGAACTGCCATTCGGTGGATTCCCTGGTGTTGGCGGCATCAATATATGAACGTAACCGCTCGCGCTGCTGCCTTGGCACACGCCAAAACCGAAGTTCCCAACGAAAGCTGTGGGCTACTGGTGGTTGTCAAAGGACGGCAGCGGTACATGCCATGCAAGAACCTCGCAGAATCTCCCGACTACTTTGTGCTGGACCCCGAGGGTTGGGCAGCCGCTGAAGACAAAGGTGAGATCGTTGGCATCGTCCACAGCCATCCGATCCTTGCGCCAACACCCTCGCAGGCAGACATGGTGGCGTGTGAAAAGTCCGGGCTGCCTTGGTACATCGTCAACCCTGTCCTCGAAACTTGGGGCGAGTGCAAGCCCTGCGGCTACAAAGCACCATTGATCGGCAGGCAGTGGGTTTGGGGCGTTACGGATTGCTGGACGCTGGCAAGAGATTGGTATGCCGAGCAGGGATTGCATCTCCGTGACTGGCCGCGTGATGTGCGTCCTGATGAGTTTGCTGCTGCACCCACTTTTGACGTGTGCTGGGCAGAAGCGGGTTTCCGCGAGCTACACCAAAACGAAGAGCTGAAAACAGGCGACTTTGTACTGATGGCAATCAACAGCCGTGGCTTGAATCACTGCGGCGTCTACCTCGGAGACCAAATCCTGCTGCACCACTTACAAGGCAGGCTTTCAAGTCGTGACTTCTATGGTGAGTGGCTCCTATCATGCACAGGAAGGAGGCTGCGCCATGCTTCGCAAGATTAAGCTCTACGGCAAGCTGGCTCAGTTTGTAGGCAAGCGGGTACTACAAGCAGAAGTTCAAAACGCCGCCGAAGCCGTGCGTTTTCTGCTTGCCAACTTCCCCGGCTTGGACCAGCACATGGCAAACCAGTATTACAAGGTACTGGTAGGTGCTGATGCTTTGACGCTGGATGAGCTGCACTATCCCAGCGGCCAACAAGAAATCAAAATCGTCCCCGTTATTGCTGGTGCTGGGGGCAACGTCGGGCAAATTATATTAGGTGTAGCCCTCGTTGCGGGGGCATTTTTGATTCCTGGTCTTGCTGCTGGCGCTGTGTTGAGTGGCGCACTTTCGTATGGCACTGCAGCCGCAATCGCAAATGTTGCAGTTTTTGGTGGTTTTTTAGGTGCAAGTCTTGTCCTTAATGGTGTCGCTGGGCTTCTTACTCCTACTCCAAGTCAACCAAAACTAGGCAAAGATTCAGACAACGACCCCAGCAAAAGTTACTTTTTTAATGGTGTACAAAATACAAGCAGACAAGGCTTGCCCGTACCCGTTATTTTCGGTGAAGTGATCACTGGCTCGATCACCATTTCCGCTGGCATCGACATCGACGAGGAATGATCATGGATGAACTCATCATTGGTGCTGGTGGTGGCGGTGGCAAAGGCGGCGGCTCCAAAGGCGAGGGTTATACGCCATCGGAAGGCAAGGACACGCTTGAATCCACAGCGTATGCTTATGTGCTGGATCTTATCGGTGAAGGTGAAATTGAAGGTTTTGCCACGCCATCTAGCCTTGGTATTACGCGAGGCACATCTTTATACAATACAATCCTAAAAAAAGATATTTTCTTTAACGACACATCTTTGTTGCGGGAGCAAGCAAGCAACAGCGACGCGAATCCAGCAGCTTCTAGTTTTAATTTTAAACGCGCCTCTGTATATGCTAGATACGGAACAGAAAACCAATCCACGATCAACGTATTCCCGAATGTTCAACGTGAATTTGCGGTAGGCGTTGAGATCGTAAAAAACCTGCCTTTAACACGGACTATCACAGATGAAGATGTCAACAAAGTTGGTATTACACTAACAATTCCGCTGCTTCAACGCTTTACAGACAAAGGGGATCTTGTAGGCAGCGAGTTATCTTTTCGCGTATTGCTGTCTGAGGATGGCGGCGCTTTTTACGAAGCATACAAGCGCACGATAAAAGGCTTAACAAAAGATCCTTTTCCCTTTAATTTTGCCATCTCTCTTACTGGTAAAACTTTTCCGGTTGATGTGCGCGTAGAGCGCGTTAGCAACGACTCCAGTAGTAGCAGAGAAAGTAGCTCACTTCAATGGACTGCGTACACAGAAATTATTACTGACCGTTTACGGTATCCATACAGCGCCTTAGTAGGCATCAAAATTTCTGCTGAACAGTTTAATAGTATTCCAACGCGCTCTTACCGTATTCGTGGGCGCAAAATTCAGTTACCAAGCAATGCAACAGTAGATATTAAAACGGGTCGCGTTACCTACGCCGGTATCTGGAATGGTGCATTTGGTGCAGCGCAATGGTGCGCAGATCCAGCGTGGTGCTTGTTTGACCTACTCCGTAACAGCCGCATGGGTTTTGGGGAGCACATCCAAACAGCCGACCTAGATAAATGGTCTTTCTATGAAGCGTCCAAATACTGCAATGAGCTAGTTCCAACAGGTTTGGGCAGCGCAAAAGAACCGCGCTTCCAGTGCAACGTCGTCATCCAAACACAGGAGGAGGCTTACAACCTCATTAATCAGATGTGCTCGGTCTTCCGAGCAATGCCGTATTGGAGCACAGGCTCGCTCACGATTTCGCAGGATCGTCCACAGGACGCAACCTTCCTGTTCACGATGGCGAACGTCACCGAAGCAGGCTTCAGTTACAGCGGAAGCGACACCAAAACTCGTCCAACAGCGGTCACCGTCAAGTATTTCGACACTAAAACCACCCGCGATGTGGCATATGAGCTGGTCGAAGACGCAGACCTGATTGAGAAGTACGGCTACAACAACAGCCAGATCGACGCCTTTGCCTGCACCTCGCAAAGTCAAGCACGCCGCGTCGGCAAATGGGTTTTATACACCAGTCAGTACGAAACCGAAATCGTCACTTTTAGCACCAGCATTGACGCTGGAACAATTTGCCGCCCCGGTCAGATCATCGAAATTAGCGACCCAATGCGGGCTGGTGTTCGTCGCGGTGGTCGAATTGCGAGTGCCACGACAACTGTTGTCACTGTTGACGACAGCGCATCCACCGATATTCCGACCACCAACTCGCCCACGTTGTCGGTGGTGATGCCCGATGGCACTTTAGAGACTCGCACAATTACCGGTGTTGCTGGTGCTGCAATTACTGTTAGCCCTGCTTTTAGTCAGACACCGGCTACCAACAGTGTCTGGATCGCACAGTCAACGGACATCCAGACATCAACGTGGCGTGTACTCGGCGTCAGCGAACAAGAAGGCGGTGTGTATAGCGTTACCGCATTGTCTTATAACGCCAGTAAATATGCTCTCATTGAACGTGATGAGCCACTGGAGTCTAGGTATACAACTAACCTTAATGTTCTTTATGACGGACCCGATAATCTAACAGCAACAGAAGTCTTCTACGGAGACGATGGTGTTGCCAAGGTCAAAATTGTTCTGAGTTGGGTAGCGATTGTCGGCGTCACTGCTTATCGTGTTCGGTATCGTTACGCTAGTGATAACTGGACAGAAGATTTAATCACAAAAGTTGGGTACGAAATAGTTGATACAAGAGCTGGTACGTATGACGTGGAAGTGTACGCATTAAATAGTGCGTTGCTGCCAGGTAACCCGTCTATTTTGACATTTTCTGCTTCAGGAAAAACTGCTCCACCTGCTGCAGTCACAGGTGTATCTTTCATTCCGATCAGCGCCGATCGCGGCACAATTTCATGGACGCAATCTACCGAGTTAGATGTGACTCTTGGTGGCCGCGTAATTATCCGCCACAACGTAGCCTTGGTTGGTGCAGAGTGGGATGAGTCAACCGACATCATCAGCCCTGTAGATGGTGCAGACATCAGCGCCGAAGTGCCATTACTGGAAGGCACTTACCTGCTGAAATTTGAGGATGATCTTGGTAATCGTTCTTTCACTGCAACAACGGTTGTTGTTGACCTGCCAGAGCCGCAACCTCGTATCAATGTAACCACGTTCAATGAAGATACAACTACACCACCATTTGACGGCAATTCAACAGATATGGTTTACAGCCTAGAACTAGACGGACTTATTCTTGCCAGCGGTATTGATATTGATGATATGGCATTAGACGGCGACTTTGATGCTCTCACGGCGATTGACGCTGAAGGAGGTGTTGTTGATGCTGGTGAATACGAATTCGCCAGTAGTTTCGACATGCTGGGCAAATACGATGTTATGGCTAGTCGTCGTTTGGTTACTCGTCCCTATTTACCCGCATCGTTGTGGGACGACAAAACAGCCGAGATTGATACATGGCCGCTGATCGACGAAGACAATCTTGACAAAGTAAATGCCGCTTTGTATGTCCGTACCACCAACGACGATCCTTCAGGTACACCGACGTGGAGCGAGTGGAAACAGCTAGTCAACGGCTTGATTCAAGGTCGAGGCTTTCAGTTCAAAGTGCAAGCCACCACCTCTGACCCTGATCTAAACATCATCATTGAAGAGTTAGGTGCCAGCCTGGAATTGACGGCGCACACCGAGCAGTCGGGCACTATTGCCAGCGGCGCAGGCACGTACACAGCAACTTTTGCCAACGCCTTCTACCAAGCACCGAACATTGGAATCACGGCATTTAACATGGCGACGGGGGACTACTACACGATCAGCAACGTGACTCGGACTGAATTCCAAGTAGTATTCAGGAACAGCGCCAACGCTGCTGTGGACCGTAATTTCACCTACACAGCCGTCGGTTACGGACGGGAGCTGCCCTAATGGCACAACACGACTACATCATTTCTAACCAGTCAGGTGCCGGATTTCGTTCTGACCTGAACAACGCTCTAGCAGCGATCGTTAGCCAGAACAGCGGGGCTAGCGAACCCAGCACCACTTACGCCTACCAGTTATGGGCGGACACCGCTGCTGGTCTACTGAAGCAGCGCAATGCCGCCAATAATGCTTGGGTCACGATCGGCACCTTGGGCACTGTAAATCTGGGCTTGCTTTCTGCCTCAGGCGGAACAATCACCGGAGACATAACCCTTAACGCCCAAAGCGATCTGCGTTTTGCCGATAGCGACAGCAGCAACTGGGTTGCCTTGCAAGCACCTGGAACTGTTAGCTCCAATGTCACTTGGACGCTGCCTGCAGCCGATGGCACAGATGGTCAAAAGCTGAGCACCAACGGTTCAGGCACGTTGAGTTGGACGGCAAGTGTTCCAACTATCACCTACATAACTTCTGGCACTAGCGCGACTTATACCCCAACAACCGGCACTAAGGCGATCTACGTCGAAGTCGTTGGTGCAGGTGGTGGAGGCGGTGGTGTTGACGGCCAAGGCGCTGGTACTGCTGCTCTTGCCGGGGCGGGGGGTGGTGGCGCTTACGTCGCCAAGATGATCACCAACATGAGCCAGACCTTTACCTACAGCGTTGGTACAGGCGGAAGTGGTGGTGTTGCAGGCGTCAATAACGGAAGCACTGGCGGAACAACGACTTTTATTGCAAGTGTGACTGGCACGTTGACTGCCAGTGGTGGCACTGGAGGAACTGGAGTTCTCGCTGGATCTAGTACCGATAGCGGTGGCGGTGGCAGTGGTGGCAGCACTTTTACAGGCGGCGACCTAAATCTACGGGGCGGAACAAATACTGTTGCTTCAACAACCGGTACTGGGTTCGGCACGTTTTCCCAGGCGGGATGCGCTCCATACTTTGGAACAGTTGGTATCGGCAATCGCGCATCAAACAACAATGGAGCCAATGGCAGCAACCCCGGCGAAGGCGGTGCTGGTGGCTCTGTAAGTGCCTCAACAAGTAATTTTGCCGGTGGCGATGGCGCTGCTGGTGTTGTCCGTATCACGGAGTTCTTCTAATGAAAACTATTCACTACGATCCTGTCGCTAATCTCGTCATTAACGTCACCGTTGGCGAACCAGCTGCACCTGCTCCCGCTGGGCTGGAATTCATCGTTGTCGAGAATGATGTATGGGTCGGACCTGGCTGCAAGCGTGCTGAAGACGGTACGTATTACATGCCTACCGAAGACTGATGGCAGTCAAAAGTAAAACCGCACTGGGGCGTGTTGAGCACAAAGCCGGTCGCCCAAAAACAACCGCACAAGGCATGGGACAACACTCCCGCCCTCGCCGCCGTGGCAAAAAGCCCTTGCGTGGACAAGGTAGCTAAACTTGTGCCATGGCTATCTCACCCGGCACTTACAACATCAGCCTGCAACGCCGGGCGGATTACAGCATCACGCTGCAATTCAAAGACAGCACAGATGCTGCAATTAACCTGACCGGCTGGACCGTCGCAGCGCAGGTTTGGAATCAAGGTCGCACCACCAAATACGCCGACTTCGCTGTCACCTACACAAACCGCAGCACTGGAACTGTCGCTATTGCGCTGACCGACGAACAAACGACAACATTTCCCGCTGAAGCGTATTACGACGTATTACTTACTAACCCCAGTGGCTTAAAGGAGTATTACCTAGAAGGCACCATTTACGTGTCGGAAGGTTACACGGCATGACAACCGTTAATGTCACCGCTGTAAACAACACCGTCACCGTCACAGAAGGCGACGCTGGTACAACTGTTGTAACGGTTCCTCAAACTTCTACTGTTACAGCAATAACCGTTGGACCGCAGGGACCAGCAGGTTCTGGCGCTTTTGTCTATACACAGTCCACGCCGGCAACAACCTGGACGATCAACCACAACCTTGGCTTCAAGCCTTCTGTTGAATTGCTTGATTCTGGTAGCCAGGAAATTGATGGTGATGTGACACATGTGAGCGTCAACCAGACCGTTGTTACACTTACACCAGCTACTGCAGGCGTCGCTCGCCTTACCTGAGGACTAACTCATGGCTCGGAAATTTTTCACCGACATCGACCTGCAGAGCGCATCAAAGGTCGTCAATGTCCCATCGCCGAGCGCCGCTGGTGATGTAGTACCCAAGTCGTATGTCGATTCGCTGGTTGAGGGACTGGCATGGAAAGATAGCTGCCGTGTAGCGACGCAGGCAAATATCAATTTGAGCAGCCCTGGCTCGACGATCGACGGCATCACGATGGCGTCACAGGATCGAGTGCTGGTGCGGGCGCAAAGCACTGCATCTGAAAACGGCATTTACGTCTGGAACGGGTCTGCCGTTGCCATGACTCGATCGCTGGACGCCAGCACCTTTGCCGAGCTGGAACAAGCCATCACTACGGTGGAAGAAGGCACCAGCGCAGGCACTAGCTACCGACAGGATCAAGTCAACGGCACTATCGACAGCAGCACGGTCAGCTGGGTCACGTTCGGTACATCTGCACCAGCTGCCAGCGAAACCACTGCAGGTATTGCCGAACTAGCCACGCAGGCCGAGGTTGATGCTGGCACTGACGACCTTCGTATCGTCACACCCCTGAAGCTGGCTACGTGGTCTGGTCGCATCAGAAAGTACAGCACCAACATCGGTGACGGCAGTGCCACTAGCTACACGATCACGCATAGCCTCAATACACGCGACGTGATCATTCGCGTGTTCCCGAACTCCGGCAACTATGACGACGTAGAAGTGGATGTGTACCGCCCGAGTACGACCACAGCAACACTGGTGTTTGCAACTGCACCGGCTAGCAATGCCTACCGCGTGGTGGTGCTTGGCTGATGAGTAGAGACTTTCTTACATCACCAAACCTAAAGGCTCCATTGCTGCTGAATGATGCAGCAGGAACGGCAGGCCAGATTCTTTCCTCGCAGGGATCTGGCTCACCACCGCAATGGGTAGCAGCTGGCGGTTTTACCGGCGGCACGCTTACAAGCAACCTGACGCTTGCGGCTGGCACCACTTCGCTGTCGCCGCTGACGATGCAGTCGGGCACCAACCTGACATCTGCAACAGCTGGCGCAGTCGAATACGACGGCAACGTTATCTATACAACGCCGAGTGCCACAGCTGGCCGAGGGCTTTCCCCTTCTGTTTTGACCTACAGGCTAAATAGTGCATTGGCCGGTGGTACTGGCACATCAGCCCAAAGCGTTTTTGGAAAAGGCGTCACCGTAGCTGGATCTACGGTGTATCTGTTTGAAGCTGTGTATAGATTTTCCAGAGCTTCCGGTACTACTTCTCATAGCTTTGGTATTTCATTTGGCGGGACAGCTACGCTTAACAGTATTGCCTACCAGTACCTACGTGTTGGCGTAGATACAAGCAGCACAACTAGCGGCACTCCAACATTAGGGTATCGAGTAGTGGCTACCAACATAAACATTCTTACCACTATTACAACTGCAGCTTATAGTATTTCTGTGCAAATTGTGGGATCTTTTAGCGTCAACGCAAGTGGTACTTTTATCCCTCAGTACACTCTTTCTGCCAACCCTGGGGCAGCGTACTCAACGGAAACTGGAAGCTACATCAAAATATATCCAGTTGGAGCCTCTGGCGCTGACACGTCAATCGGTGCTTGGGCATAGTGGGCGCTAACCTATAAAAGAGGTCGGCAGTCTGCCTTGCAATGGATCACCACGACGAGGCACCGATTACTGCCAAGCCACCCGACAACCCTTTTAACCAAGCCGTCCCGGCACTGCTGACTGCTTCAGTCATTGGGCTAGGCGGTCTTTTTATGCAAGTCGCCAAGTTGGATCAGTCGGTCAGCACCGTGGCCGCCGACATCCAAGAACTCAAAAACGACTCAAAAGAAAGGCTTAGTGACCTTGAAATACGAGTTAGGCAAATTGAGATGACGGTTGGCAAGTATAAATAAAGCCGTACACTAAAGGAAAGCATTGATTTGCCATGGATCCCACCACCGCTGCTGCTATTGCAATCATCATTGCCGCCGGTTCTGAGATTATTGCGCTGCTGCCGATTAAGGAGAACGGCTGGGTGCAACTGATCGTGAAAGCACTCAAGGTGGTTTTCCCAAAGCGTTGAATGCTGAGACCGCATGGCTAGCGCGGTTTGGCGATAAGGACTGGCGCCATCATTTGCAAAAGTGGGCGCAAGACAACAAGTTTGAGAAAACGCTTAAGCCGCGCTTAGACCGCGAAGAGGAACGATGGCGCCAAGCGCAACCTAAAGAGCCTGAGCCTGTGGTTGTGCAGCACGAAATCGACGATAGGCTGCAGACTGGTGATAGCCGCTTGCTAGGTGGCGCCATGAGTATTCACGCCCCTTGGAGCAATGACGCAAAACAAAATTCGCCTGATTGACCTGTTTCGGTTTTACAAGGCGCTGCCACATCAAATGGCAAGTATTGGCGAATTGGAGGAGATAATCAATAAAGCCGATCCGCACATTCTTGGCCGCGATCAACTGTGGTTTAAGACGTGGAGCCAAGCAGGAAAGCAGGATGAGGATGATTTACAGCCTGCACTTGACCTGATCAAAAAATGGGAAGGTTTACGGCTTGAGGGTTACATCTGTCCCGCTGGCGTACCGACTATCGGATATGGCCATACAGGTTCAACAGTGAAGGAAGGGATGAAGATTACTGAGGCGGATGCTGAGGCGCTCCTGAGATCTGATGTTGAGCGGTTTGCGCGTGCCGTTGATTCGCAAATTCGTGTGCCGCTATCGAACAATCAGCGTTGTGCGTTGATCAGTTTTGCGTTCAACGTTGGCACTGGTGCGCTGATGGAAAGCACGCTGCGTAAACGCCTGAACAATGGCGAGAATGCGCAGAAGGTGGCGATGGAAGAGCTGCCGAGGTGGAACAAAGGCGGCGGCAAGGTGCTTGAAGGTTTGGTGCGTCGGCGCCGTGATGAACTTGATTTGTTCCTTAAGGGCACCAAGCAGCTGACCAACGATGTGAAATTTACGCCTGATAAGCCGTTTAGTTTTCAGGTAACGCCAAACATTAAATACGGCGAGTTGACATTAAACGAAGAGGCCAGAAGATTTAATAAGCAGTACCAGTGCGACACGGCGCTGTTGCTTTGCCAGTTTGCTGAACGTGCACGGACTGCGTTTGGCGGCAAGGCTGTGATTATTACTAGCGGCAACAGGCCGCCCAAGATCAACGCAGCAGTTGGAGGCTCGGCTAGGTCGGAGCATTTGTACGACGCGCCTGATACGGGCGCGATTGATTTTTACCTTGACGGTGTAAGCACCTATGAGCTGCAGAAATGGGCAGACGTGCATTGGCCGTATTCATTGGGCTATGGCGCACCTAAAGGTTTCATACATGTCGGCATCAGGCCAGGACGCCCTAGAGTCCGCTGGGATTATTGACACCTGAATGCTGCTGCCTGATTCGGAGATCCGCGCATTGTGCCAAGAGCACGCGTTGATTCATCCGTTTGACCCCGAGCATTTGAACCCAGCCAGTTACGACGTAGCCCTGGGCGACAACATCATGCTTGAGGTGGCGGAGACGCCTGAGCTGATTCGGCACAGCATTGCGGGCCATACAAAGGAAGATCCTTACTGGCTGCATCCCGGTGAATTCATCCTTGCCGAAACGCGCGAGATTTTCAACCTGCCCGACGATCCGGCGATTGCTGCACAGTTTGTACTGAAATCAAGCCGTGCGCGTTCTGGTATTCAGCACATGCTGGCCGGATTTTGCGATCCAGGGTGGCATGGCAGCCGTCTAACACTTGAACTGAAGAACGTGCGCCAAAAACATAAGGTGGCGCTATGGCCTGGCTTGCTAATTGGTCAAATGGTTTTCATGCCACTTTCTGACAACCCCGAGCGATCCTACGCCGAGCTTGGCCATTACAACGGACATACAACCGTAATGCCATCTTGGGAAACTTTTAAGGGTTCCGTGGTTGTAACTCCCTAAGCTGGACCGGGAGATCGGAACGACCGCCTAGCCGAGCACTGGGCGGTTTTTTATTGGTTAATGATCCGGCCCCTGTTCATGCCGTAATTCGTTAGGCAGGTTTGGATCTTGCAGGAAGTGAATAGAGAATTCTTCGTAACCACGCTGATGTGCCCATAGTTGAACAGCGCCTACTGTGCGGAATGGCCCGACGCGTGTTCTGTCTGGCAGCTTGATGTAATAGTTCATGTTGGTTGTTTTAGCTACCGTTGAGCAAATCAGTGGCTACCGCGTGGTTGAGCACATTGATGGCACCGAATTGATCCGCAAGCGTGATGCAAAGCGCAGGTTTCGTGATCAAGTGTTGTTGCACTTTAATTATCACTGCGCGTATTGTTTTGAGCCGCTTGGCAGATCGCCAACCCTCGATCATGTCATCCCAAAGGTAAAGGGCGGCACGAGCGAAATGAATAACCTCGTGGCGTGCTGTTTTGGGTGCAATATGTCAAAAGGGCATAAGGAATGGCGTGTGTGGTACAGGAGTTTGCCGTTTTGGTCAGAAATCGGCGAGGCGCGAATTATGGACTGGATACAACGTGATTAAAAAAGCGGCTTGCGCCGCAGGTATTTAGGTGGCCGTCATTTGGTGTGCGTACACCTGGGCTTGCCAGAGATCGCTTGAATAACGGCACATACCCTTGTAACACGTGCGGTAATACAACTCACCGCCGCCGGATGGCTCCAGTGTTTCAATTACGCTGCCATCATCAAATTCAGTCTTGCTCAGCACTGTTGGTTCCATCGTCGTATAAGTGGCATTGGGCCGCGAACTTACCGTAGGCACTTTGCTTGGCTTCGGGGAATTCAAACTCGCAACCATTACCACCGTTGTTGACGCGCAACACCGACCAATGAATGCAATCCCAGCAAGTGACGTGCTGGCGCGGCGGCGGATCTAGGTCTTTGTAATTTTGACCTTTTTTAATGCTTTGGTAGATATTGTGAGCCCGAACAAAGGCGGTCTTTAGATGTGTCGTTTGAAGATCAATAACAATAAAGTTGCCGCCTTGCTTGGGTAGTTTGACCTTGGCACGCCAATTTTCAACGAGCGTTCGCCGTTCTAAAACAACTCTGCCGTTGAATAAATTGATCATGTCATTCGTCTTCACCGTAAGACGGCATATGAAAAAGCCGCTCTAGGTTGAAGTGATCTGGTGGCATTTCATCGGGGTTTTGGCCTTCCCTGAAAGGGTCGTTGAGATCCCGGATGATGTAGGTAACCGGTGTATGCCTTAGCCGAATTTGAAGGGTGCCAACACGCTTGCTACGCGCAAGGACGCCAAAGCACCAATTTTCAAACCAGTTAAGGAACGGAACCTTGATGGCCATGGTTAGGACTTTGGCAGCAGGTGACTGGTCAGAACGGTGATAGCAGTATCAGCGTACCGGTTAGCCAGCTCACTGTCAGTAACACCAAAAGCACGGATGAGATCAGCGCGAAGGACGCTGTAATCCAGGTCACGAACATTGGCGGCAACGTCATAGGCAAAACGTTCCCAAACGCCCGTGTAAACGTGGTCTGCTTGGTAGTGGTCGTAAAGCGTTTCCATGAAATCGGAACGCCGCTGGTCAAGTTCAACGCGATTCAGCATGAGCTTTAGCAAGAGCAAGTGCCTCTGATCTTGTGTCGCATAGTGGGCCACGCCATACAGCGGTGCCATCCCAACACCAAGGTTCAAAGGCTGAGTGGACACCGTAACCGACCCAATCAGCGCCGTAGCAGTGATGGCGCGGGCTGTCGTATCGGTTAGCTGTTGCCTTGATCGACGCCATTAGCTATTGGGCAGTTAGCCACTTGATAGCGAATGAACGGTTGTAATGCAGCGTGCATACGGGCGCAGTGATCAATCGCTAATTCGTTAAATCGTGGCGCCCAGTATTCGGCAAGGCATTGTTCAAGGATTGCTTGAATTTCGCTTGTACAGGGTGCAGCCGGCTGCGAATTCGGGTTCATCTATGGCCTCAGGGAAACCATAGGAGCATTCACCCCGCTGGTATTCAACGCAGTTGTGGCAGTGCTTGGTGGCTTCAAGGCGTGATTTTGGGATGCAGTTTCTGATACGGACGGGGATTCGTGGAATTTCAGGTGCAATGTCGGTCCAAGATTTACCGTTGCGAATTAAAGAAATAGCCTGCCGAGTTACGTTGAACCTTGCGCCAAGCGTTGCATTGTCTTCGCTGGATTGAAGGATGTAAACAACATCGGCAGGCGTGAGCTTAGTGGCAATAACTCGTGCCATCAGATGGTGGGGAGTTTCACCTCACTATGGCGATCAGGGGTTAGCCACTGCAGGTGCTTGTAATACTGGCCCCATGTTTCGTGGGCTAGTTGTTTGGCTTCGGTAAAGCCGCAGGCCACCACCCAGTCATAAACGTTTAAGGCAGGGATGGTGAAGTAAAAGCGGCGTGGTTGGGGTTGAAGGTTGATCATCGTTGTTCAATGGGTCGCTTGGAGAGATAAAGCTGTGAGACCTGATACTTGGCGCCTGTAGCGAAGCTTTGAACGATGTACGTAGGCCATGAGCAGCCTTCGACCTTGGCGATGACTGTTGCTTCTACTTGAGGCCAGCCACGGACGTAACAGGGCATACCGGGATGGAAGCGCCACAGTTCGCGTTCAGCCCTAACGCCACGCCCGTTGGGCGACATTTTGTAGACCTTTTGAGTGAGAGGAATTACAGGCGCAACCAAGCCGGAGCATTGGGCGGACAATGCAACAAGTTTCATTTGTAAGCGGTGTGGGTGATGGCGGGTTGGGTGCCGCTGTGGTGAGCGGTTTTCAGAGTCAGGCCATCGTGAATGATGAGTGCAAAGATCGCCGCCGGGACAAGGAACGACAGCGCGTTGCAGACGGTGTTTTTCATGGTTTGGTGTGGTGATCGGTTGGCCAGGTCGCCCCGGTTGAGCAGATGGTAGCGGCTATTTAGGCGGGGTAAACCCCTAAAAGCCTGTTGTCGCAATTCGTGATGTAGACACAGCCCCTAGCGTGAATGTGCTACCGGCATTCACCATGGACAACGAGGCATGGGATTGGATGATCCCTAGACCAGACACGTCATCCGCTTTCAACGTAGAAAAAGAGGCCAGACGCCTAGAGAACACTCCAAACGCCGGCCCCATTGCCGCTCAGTTGTACAGAGCTTGGAACATGCAGCAGACGCTGCTACAGCAAGCCACCAATCGAATTGCAGCCCTAGAGCTACAACTGATGAAAAGCGATCAAGCGGACGCCTGAACGTTCTTCCAAGTCTTGCCGTATTTGATCAGGTTTACGGTCGTCACGTGTACGCCATAGTCATTGGCGATACGTTGCGCTGATTCATTGCCTGCAGCAAGGCGGGCTTTTATTTCGGCCACCTTGTGTTCGTTTAATGCACCGCGCTTACGCTTGGCCTTACGGCGACCACCAACGATTGAAGGTGTTTCGTCAGTTTCCGTGATGGCCTTGGGTTGAGCGGCGCCGCCAGCCTTAATGACCTGTGCGCTTTCAAGCAACCGTTGGATCTGGCCAATGCGATTGTTCAGCTCAACGACTTGAGAATCGGTAAGGATGATCATGGGTTGCATCAGAAAGAGGATTCAGGAGATTCGGGCTTGAGCGGGCTAAAGGAACCTTTGTTGCCCCATTTGCCGCCCCACAACGAAAAACCGGTTTGCTCGGTGTATTCGTCTTTGCCGGTGTAAACGCGAATCTTGGTGTTGTTGGTCTCAGCCTGTTCAGCCATGGTCATCAAATAGTTCGCCGCCGCCATCGCCTGCTCAGGCGTGAAATCAACGACAATCTGCTCTTCAGGCGATTTGTCGTTTTTGCGGTTGCGGTTTTCTTGAATACGGAATTTCGCCGTAAAGGCAACGTCAGCCATGTGTGCTTAAAAAGGTGGTGATGATGTGACGCAGGGCTTGATTGATGTTCTGCCCCGATTTGGTGCAGTAAGCCCTTAATTGACGGTGAAGGTCAGATGGAAGCTTTGCCGCCACGATGTAGCGGTTCTTCCTTCTGTTCACTTCCTCTGCGGTTTTGGGCCGGCGCCCTGTCATACGGGATTTTCAGCGATGTACTTTTCAATGAATTCCTTGTGCTCGGGGAATTGGATACGGTCGGCGATGCGCGGCGCCATGATTTTGAATTGCTTTTTGAAGGCAGTGATCAGGTCGTCGCGTTTGTCGTATGCCTTGACTAAGCCCTTGACTTTTTCAATCTGATCGTCGGTTAAGAAGACGACCTTGGATTCAGGTTTGGCCTTGGTTTTGGGTTCTGCTTTGGCTTCGGCTTTGGGCTGAGTGTCCCGCACTTGGGACGGTTCTGGTTTGGGTGCATCCTGCTGCAGTGCAGGCTTTTGTTCACGATGCGGGTTTTCTACCGGTTCCCGCGCCCAGAGCTGCCAACCCAAACCAAACTGAGCAGCAGCAGCGGTACAGAGGCAACGACGGTGTGCATCGGTGAGATCACGCGCTGTGACCTTTTCAAACGCAATCGCGTTGTTGCGGTTGTCCATAACCGCCTGAGGGAAACACGGCGTTTCGTTGCCGTTGATGTGCTCAAAGAACCCGACCACATAAGCGGTTCCGTCGGGAGCCTTCCATGCGTGGCCGGTTTCATCGTGAGCCTTGAGAGCAAATTGCCAGCCAGGCGCATGGTCATGCAGGAGATGAGAGACGCGGCACCAGTTGATGTAATCGGCGGCGTAGGAGCCTGTGCCCTTGGTTGATACATCGGCCTGAGTGATCACATCCCCGAGGTTGGGGTAATCGTTCATAAGCGTGCGGTGTTGTGTGGTGATCGGCGAGGACGGGCCTCCGGACCCATAGGGAGTATACCCCTAAATGCAAGGGCTGTCTACACCGCCTCAAATCTCAGGCCGCAAACCTTGCTGCCGTTATGCACTGCCCTAGCAACACACTGCCTAACCACATGAATATCCCGAGCGGCGGCGCCAAGGCTTGGATAAATCTTGCCGGTATCAATGCAACGCACCCGCATACTTGGAAACATCTTCGCTGGGCGCTTCGGGTAGGCGCGCAAAATCTCCTTTGCCCAAAGTGAGTCTTCTAATAAGATCTGCAGCCCGATCTCATCTGCCCCGCCAAGGCACTCAGGATGATGGCGAGCAAAATCCTTGAACTGCTTTCCGGTTACGTAATTAAACGCCTTATATTTGTGATCGTGCTGATAAGTCTCTAGCGGATGCTTCTTTAGCTTTTTCCATCCGTGGATCGTGTCACGCGGAATCTTGAGCATCTGACTCAATCGCATCGGCGAGTAATACTCAATAATTGGCCTTGTTGAGTGCCCAAGCGCCCTGATCTTTTTGTCCAGTGAATTCTTGGTTCTGGTCTTGTAGCCATTCATCGCCGCCCACGCATTGAATGCCCGCAGGAACTGGCTCAGCGGTCTGCTTTGAATGTTTTCCAACAGCCAATCAACCTCTTCCTGTTTCCAAGGGTTAGGCGCAACGCGCCTGGCAACACTGCATTCCTTACTGCATGTCTTGCGTGTTGAAGGGCGGCCATTGCGCTTGATTTTAATATCAAACCGCGTGCCGCAAACTGCGCAAGGGCGTGTGTACTGGGTGAGCTTCACAGTTGATTGATGGTAATTAACGCTCCAGGTAGCTCGCCTTTACCGGCGTAAACCTTGCAGCAGATCAAATTAACGACCTGCGAATCATCTTTGATCAGCACGCCTGTAATGCCGTCAAGCGTTGACCTGCACAGCTTGTCAAGGTCTGGCCTAGTTGGCTTGTAAAAAGGTGCGTCCTTTTTAAGTTCTCCTTTTGTGTTGTAGTGAGAAACTAAACGATTGAAAATAAATGTGATCTGAACAAAAACCGGCGTGGTGATCATCGGTTCGCCCGTTGCTAGGGCGGCTTGACTCACCGCATAGCGCCACGGTTTAACGCGAGCGCATGATTCACGCATGATCCCGTTGCCCACATGAGTTTTGCTGCCTTGTGGCGCCGGTTCAATCCCTTGAACAGCAAACTTCATTTCGTATGAGTCAGGCAACGATTCAGGTGCTCAACTGGCGTGCTCAACGTAATGCCGACCACATCAGGGCGCTTGGACAGCAACCCAAAAAGAAAGCGTGTTTGCCAAGTCAAGTTATGAGGGTTGGCCATGGGAGCGAATCAAGCAGTTTTCAAGGTGGATTTTTTCGCGTGCCGATTGGTAGTACAAGCTGCGTGCCTCTTCCTTCGGGTCAACGGTCAGCAGGTAGCTAGTCAGCTCGGCGACAGCATCGGTGTATTGCTCTGGATCCCATAGGTCGTATTTAGCCAAGATGGCCTCGATCTGATCGTCTATGGGAGAGCCAGCCATTAGAACTCTGCCTTTGGCAGCGTCACTCTCCAGTATTCTGTTTCCTTCTTAGTGGCGATGCCTTCAAACTGCTCTAGCTGCTGCAGTTCCTTGACGGCATTGCTGTACTGCCAACTTGTGCGGGTGCAGCGCGATACCTTGACGCCGTGAGCACTGAGGTTGCCTTCATCGTCTTTGATGTCGTCTAGGTCGCCTGTGGTGTACATCAGGGCTAGGTCATCCATGAGGCGATCAAGGATTTCCTGATGACGTGCGATTTCCTTTTTGGTGCTGGCGATGACGCCGAGCAGACTGGTGGGGTTCGTCATGGCAAAAAAAAAGAAAAGCCCCAGAAGGGGCTAGTAATCAGAACAGGAGGCCGAGGCAGAAGCTGACGGCTGCAATCCACAGCGCAACGGTGACCTGTTCTTTGGATTCGTTCACCTGTTTTTCCAGTGCGGTGGTGGCGCCGGCCTGCTCGGTGATCAACTCAAGGAGTTGTGCCTTGGTGGCGCGGTTGAGGTTGGTCATTGTGTTTTGTGCGTGGTTGAGGCATCGCTGCCTGCAAGGAGTATACCCCAGAATGCAGGGCCCTGCAACCCCTATGTCATGCAGTAGCCAGATTCGCAGCCGTCTTGTTCGTCGATCCACTCAGGGAACAGCCCAAGCTGATCCGGTATGGCATCTTCAAGCATTAGTTGCTTGCGTGCTCCGACCCCACTGATGTAAACGGCATCCTTGCCAAGATCAACACGCTTGCCGTTCAAGTGCTTTTCAAGCTGGCAAACCTGATCGAATAGTTCAGGCTTTTCTCGTTTCATCGTGATCCACTGATCTGTTGTCTTGTACGGACAAAACCAACAGCTTGACTTTGGGGGTTGCGGCAAGCCAGCTTCACGCACGATGCGCAAACAGTCAGCACGGCTTATGCCAAGTTCAATCAATGGATAAGCACTGATGTACCCGTCGTTTTCACGCGATGGGGTTGCCCTATGTGGCTCATCCGTGCTGATGCCTTTGCCTAAAACGCAATCAGGGGCATGGGCTTTGATCCATCTAGCGATGGGCTTGATCTTGAACTCAACAGTGCAGTTTCTGTTGCCAGGTGCGCCATTGCTCATTCTCACTGGAATGTTGATCGAACGAATCGGGCGGTATAGATCGTCAAGTAAATCAACCTTTTCGCCGTTTCGGCGTGTCCGCTGAATATCAATCCATTCAATATCGTTTGCGGCGGCGTAAGGTTTTAGGACTTGAGCCACATATTTAATCGTGTCTGGTGACTCGGCTTTGTCTCCGACGTTTGCAAATATAAAAGTTTTGTACGGAATTTTGTCTTGAACCGCTAAGACCAAACAGGCCGTTGATTGAACGCCACCGCCACAGGAGAATACATATTTCATTTCAAAACTCCGGCGCGTTCAGCATCAGAAACGCATCCCTGGCGCCCTGCCACTCGATCACTGCTGCGCCCACGTCAACCTTCTGCAGTGTTGTGCCGCCAGGCCGAGACCACAGCACACCAGCCTTCTGTACGTACAGCTTTGGCCAGTGCAGGCTCAACATCCCCAAGTACCCGCCAAGCTGCGGGCTCACGTCATACGGACTGGCATCAGGTTTGCCCTGTGTCTTTAGGTCAACCAACACCAGTTGCTGGTGATCATCCTTACGGCGCAGCAGGCAGTCAAAGCTTCCGGCAATCTGCCGTTCAACATCCGCCAGCCTGTATTCACACGCGATGGCCTCATAGGTCTGCCAAATGGAATGCTCCAGTAATGGTTCAATCCATTCGGCGTATTCAGAAGGCCATTCGCCCGGATCACCAGTCGTCAGAAAGTTCTCCAGCGCCTTGTGTACTGCCTTCCCACGGGGTTCCCAGATATGTTTGGTCTCCATGATCCGCTTCATTGCCCACGCATCCTTCGTGCCTTTGCACACCTGCGTTACTGAGTGATTCAGCCATTGCCCCGTCGGTTCCCAGCAATAACGATGGGCCTCCTCGTTGAACAGGATCGGGAGGGGCGGGAGCCAGCGCGAAGTCTCTGGGGTCTGTGACTTGGACGCGCTCTGTTGGTGTGGGCTCATCTCTGAGAAGGTTGCGGTATGTAGGCGGTGTGAAGCCCGGAATGCGCTTGGCATCCTCCATTGTGATGACCCAGCCCGGTGATGGGTTGTCAAGATCCTGAAGCGTCCAATGTTTTGCTTCAATGCCACGCCTAAGCAGGCGGCGGACTTCAGTTAGATCAAAAGCCAGCTTCATCAGATTTCCCGCCACAGGCGCTCACGATCCGCCTTGTCACGTTCTGACGCTGCCATGGGATGCACGACGTACCGCGCTGCGAGCGGGCTTTTGGGGTCATCAGCACCCACGTTCGGGCAGAAGGTCATGTACAGGCCCTGATCGTCGTATTTGCCCATAGGGTGCCCGTAACAGGCATCAGGCGGTGCTGTGCGGGTCGTGGTGACGCTGTAGCTGACCTGCTTGGTTTTGGCGTCGGCGGTCTGCCAGACGTACTTGCCCTTGTTTTCTGGTGCGTACAGTTTCATTGTGAGTCTTAAACGGGATTAGCGATCTCGAAGTTTTGGATTGATCAGCCTGCGCTCTGCTGATGCACGGGGCGAACGGGCTGACCATTGACGATCAGATGCCTCCTGCCTGCGCAGCCATTGAGCTGTTGTTTGCCCGTCCTTAGGGCCGCTACGCGGTAGCCGCGTGATCTTGGGTTGGTCGTTGGTTTCCATGATCAGTCGTCGTAAACCCAGCAGCGGTTGCCCTCGTCCCAATACTTCCCGCCGCTCTGGCGCTTGTGCTCTTCGAGGTACACCTCGTACTTGCCATCTCGCAGCCACCGAAACAGGTCAGGAAGGCTGCCCACAAACTCCCCGGCACCCATCTTCCGCTTCTGCTCCTCAATCGCCCTTCTAGCGGCTTCTAGGAGGGTCTCAGGGCCTTCAAGGGCAACGATGGCCCTCCATTCGTCAAACGCCTTCGGTTTCGTCTGAGATGAGACACGATCAGGCGCAGATTGATACAGCTTCCAGAACTGCTCGAACTCGGGCGAATAGCTAGCTTTTTTGCGCTTTTTGCTAGCGGTTGCAACTTCTTCGGAATTTTCCTTAACTTTTTCCGACCGTTCTATATTATTTAGATTATAAGATTCTTTATTAGTAATACTATAAGAAGAATTAGAGGCTTCGCTCCCTGTCGGTCGCTCCGCCAGCGTAACGTCCCTGTCAACCCCTAGCTCGATCAAATAGGCGCAAAAGCCAGTCAGGGTCATGGTTCTGGGCTTGTAACGCTCCAAGTCACAAATCAAATCCTCTGGTAACCGCAGGAAAATGGCCTTTGACATTGCTTGCTGTTTTTTGCTTGGTGAAAGGAAAGCTTGCAAAGACTAGCCAAATTTTGCAGGCTGGCAAGTGCTCTGCAGCACATTCCTAAAAGTCTTCAGAATCGGTTTTCCACAGCCTCATCCGTCTCATCCGCGTCTCATCCGCGCCATTCTCTCCTTTTTGGCTTATCCTTTATTCATTCGTTTTTCTGCAACATTGGCGCGTTCAACCGCTGCCGAAGTCAACTTCCGTGTTGACACTATTTACGGTCTTTTGACCGAAGGACAATCGCGTGGTCAAATTGTTCAATTCGGATCGAAACAATGGAATATCACTCCGCGTCAAGTTGATGAATACATTCAACGCGCCAGAATTCGCCTAGAAGAAGATGCAGCCATGACCCGGCCTTCTTGGATCGCTGAAGCCCTAGGTCGTGCTCGCACCTACGAACAGTCCGCCTACAAACGCGGTCAAACGCAGGTCGCACTCAATGCCATCCAGCTCCAAGCCAAATTGATCGGCCTTGAAATTTGAGCCTGCTCGCCAATGCCCCTGGTGGCTTCCTGCTTGAGCCGCCCGTCCCGGCAGACCTTCAAGATCAAAAGGACTGGCTGCCATTCGCTGAGCAGCTCTACCAAGGGTTGACCGGCCCGCAGCGTCAGGTCTGGGATGCACCCGAGCGCTTCAAGCTGTTGTGCTCTGGCCGTCGCTTTGGTAAGACCTACCTCTGCATCAGCCGCCTTGTCGCGTGGGCCATTGAGCACCCCGGCAGCCTGAACTGGTACGTCACGCAAACCTATAAATCGGCAAAACAAATTGCATGGCGTCAGCTTCGTGCCATGGTGCCGCCTGAAATGTTTGCCAGAAAAAATGAATCTGAACTGTCCGTTGAATTAAGTAACGGCAGTGTGATCGCACTCAAAGGTGCCGAATCTGCCGATGCCCTCCGTGGTGTGTCGCTCAGCAGCCTGATCGTTGACGAAGCCGCTTACGTCAAGCAGGAAGCATGGGAAATGGTGCTGCGCCCTGCCCTGTCTGATCAAGGTGGTCCCGCATGGTTCATCACCACACCTGCTGGCTTGAACTGGTTTCACGATCTCTGGGAACAGGCACAGGATCAGCCGGACTGGTCAACCTTCAGTTACACCACAATTCAAGGTGGCAACGTCCCTGAGGATGAGGTTGAGGCTGCGCGCCGCACGCTCGACGACCGCACCTTCCGCCAGGAATACCTTGCCAGCTTTGAAACCCTTTCTGGCCGTGTTTACCCCGATTTCAGCGACGAAAACATTTCCGATACCGTCCGTGATACCGGCGGCCCAATTCTTTGGGGTACTGACTTCAACGTGAGCGTGCTGGCCGGTGTTCTTGGTAGCCGCGTTGGCGACACACTTCATATATGGGATGAGGTGTCCGTGACGCAAACCAACACCGACGAGGTGTGCGCAATGCTGCGTGAGCGGTTCAGGGATCGCAAGCTGATCGCATACCCGGATCCAACCGGTAGTGCCCGCAAGACTTCATCGGCTGGCCGCACGGACCATGAAATCATCCGCCAGTACGGATTCGGCTGCGTCAGTCCTAAAGCGCCCTGGGCCGTGAAGGACAAGATCAACGCCACCAACAGCCTGATTCGTAACGCCAATGGCCAAATCCGCCTGTTCGTTCATCCGCGTTGCAAGAACACGATCAAGGCGCTGCGCAACGTGACGTACAAGCAGGGTGCTGACGATTACGTGATCGACAAGTCGGCTGGGATCGAGCATTGGACCGATGGGCTGGGGTATCTGGTCATGTCGGAGTACAACCCGCTGTACGCGAACGCCGGCAAGAGCACGGGTATTCGCCTGTATTGACAATTTATGAAGTGACCACTGGGGTGCTTGCCAGATGGCAGGGGTATACCCCATAATTAAGGGACAGGGGGCGACCCCACCACTCCCGGCACGGCGCCGGCTCTTCAAATGTTGATTCTCTCCGAAACCGGCACTCCCTTCACCGAGGCTCAGCTTGACGCAGCCTTCAAAAAGGTTGCTGATCCCGCCGACTGGCGCAATCCCATCAATTACGCGGTGGTTGATCGTGACGAAGTGCACGTCACTGTCTGCGCAATTCAGTACTACACCGCTGCTCCGGTGCAGGTGAAGGATCTGCAGTGGAACGACGAGTTCATGATCTTCTCCCCCGGCTACCGTCTCGGCCCTGCCGGTTGCTGATCACTCGGCCCCTTCGGGGGCCTTTTCTTATGACACAACAACACCCCATCACCCCACCGCCCGAGCTGGTAGAAAAGTGGCTAGGGCTTTGGCCTCAGGACGCCTTACTGGCAGCCGCTCAATGGGGCGCAGACCAAGAACTGGAAGCGTGCTGTGCGCTGATG